ATTCAAAAGAGATAAACCTAACCGAAAGGAAGTATGAAGAAAGCGAAACCAAACCCCGCAAGGGAACTATATAAAATAGAAACCGAAATACTTAAATATATTAAAGAGATTCAATTTAATAGGAGCCATAAAATGCAATCACGTTGGAGTTCACCAGTTCTTTATACAAGTTTAATCGCTGCCCTAGCTTTAGTTCTAAAAGCCTTTGGGATTATCGTTATTGATGACGTAACCCTAAGCACAATTACTAGCGTTGTATTAGGGCTATTAGTCGCCTTTGGGGTGGTCAATAATCCCGAAAATTCTAATTCCCTATAAAGCTATTGCTTTAACCTAAAATAAATAGTATTCTAAGCTCAGAAAGCACAGATAAGAACATGAAAGCCCTGCCAAACAACAATAGTTCTCTTAATGCCGGACTAGACAACGGCATTATAGGAATGGGTTGCTGAGTATGTTTATCAACGCAAATGACCACCTTTCGGGGTGGTTTTTGTTTAATCAAAAATAAGGAGTTCAGATGCACAAGGGCAAACATCAACATAAAAGACAGCAACGACGGTCTTATGGCTCTAATTTTAGTGTTGAGGGCGGTGATATTGGCAAGACACCTTATCCAACAGAAAACGGCATAGCCATCGAGATTAACAATTTAGTCCTACCAGAAACACACTTGAACCCTAACAACATGAATAACATCAATAATCACCACATGGAGTTCTATCACCGGTGGTATTTGAGCAATCAGTTATTCAGAACCCTTGTAAACCTCGATGCCCTGCAAACTGCCATGATGATTGACGTTCACGCAACCTTACATGAACGCTTTGGACCGCCAAAGATGCCAACAGCCTATCAAGCCCGAGACTTCATCGAAGACCAGATGCAGCAAAACGGCAATATCCGAACTGGCTCGTATAAACATCCGACTTATACACCGCTTGACCTTGCAAGAGAAGCAGTTGACAGGGCTTATGAGATGCTTGGTGGCCGAGAAGATAAACTAATAATAGATATGGGGGCGAGATGAAACTGGGCGATAAAATTGTATTGATAGTAATTAGTGTAATTGGTGTTACGTTACTAGCCATTTGTAGTATCGCATTGATTATGATGTTTGATTTAGTACTTAGAGGAGCGTACTAATGGAAAACCTACTAACACCAGAAGTCCACAAAAACCTAGCTGATATGACCAAAGAAGAACTTTGGTTACGCAGGCGTGAACTCGGTAGTAAATTAAATGAGATAGGGGACAAGTTAGACGAACTGTTAATTGAATATCAAGCCGTAGAAGAAGAGTTAGATATTATGTCAGATTGGGGAGTACAGACATGAGTGAGTTTGTAGATTTACACTGGACACCTAGCGAGGGCGAAGAAGAGCCAGCCATGAAACTTGATGCCGCTGATGACTTTGAACTGCTAGCCACTCGAATGAATACTAGGCTATATACCTTTCTCGGGAGGGCTGCATTTGCACACATCTTCATTTCTAAAGATGAAACAGAAGATGGTCGAGAAATGGGTTACTTCATCTGGTCGCACAACACCGGCTTTGAAGACATGGAAACTTTTATGATGGAGAATGACTATCCAGCCATTCTAAATGCCCTGACAGTTCCAGCGAGCGATATAGAGGTCTATTACAAGACAATAACTAAAGACGACGTAGAAGAGGATATGGAGTTTGTCCCAGAGGGCTGGGAATGATGCGCTGTTGGCTATGGAGTATCTACTACCAAGCCTTGTTTAAGTTTGTTAGTAAGTTGTGGAAATAGAGCCTCGTAGAGAGCGTGTAGAGCGCCTAGTTCGTGATATGGTACGACTACGTACTTTAGGGCATGAAGCCGTCCAGAGCGCAGCATATGATGTTGTAGCGCAAGAATACTTACAGGCTCAGGTTGACCAGCGTTATCCTGATGACCCACCAGGTACTTATTCGCATTACACGACTGGTTAGAGTATAGTGAGGCAGTAACCTAAAGACATAAACAAGGAGTTTATATCGTGAACGTTTTATTCCAATTACTCATAGCCGTCATCGTATTCCTAATCGCTCAGTGGCTTATTGCCTTTACTGGAGTACCTAGCCCGCTGAACTTACTACTAGCCCTAGTTGTAGCTGCCCTAGCCTTTTGGCAAAGCCCGCATTTATTTAATCGCTAGTAGTGATATAATAAAGTTAGTTTCCGCTTAGTTCCTATGTTGTGTGGTGCTTATCATAGGAACAGCAGAGCAAATAGCCACGTATCTTCCTTGTGATGAGCGTGGTATTTTTGTAATCTACAATTCCGGCATGCCTAATTCATTAGGTGTTTTATAGTGTTGGCTTGGCATAGGTTTTATACTCGCTATATTAGATGGATTGATATAATGCACTATCCCATTTACTTCAATTTCAATTAAGCCAGCGACATCAGCAATCTTAACCGCTTTTTCATCTGATATTACAATTGCATTGCCTTGATAGTCTACTAGTTGATATTTCATTATATTTTGATCACTCCCTTTACTTTAGTTGATGATTGACGTTTGCCCCATGCTAATAATTCACTAAGTTTAGCCTGTAAAGATACAAAGTCGGATATTCTAGGCGCAAACTTATCTGATTGGGACATAGCAACACCTTTTAATAACTGTAGTAGTTTATCTTTGTCATATTTTTTTAGTAGATTATTACAGGCGTTCCGGTTTTTTAGTTTATTACTAGATATTTCATAACCGACTATTTTATTCCATTCAATAAACATTTCGTTTATTTCTGGTTTACCATAAACTGGCGTTTCGCCTAATACGTTAGTATTACTTCTTACTTCTTTCTTCTTACTTCTTATTAGAGTGTCGGTTGGTTGTCGGTTGGTTGTCGGTTGGTTGTCGGTGATTAGTGTTGGTGAGTTTTGATATTCGCTAAACTTACAGATATAAACCTCAGTCCACCTAGTGTTGGCGTTTAGTGTTACCATTTTAGCTTTTTCTAGTCTTTTCAACGCACCATATAATGTACTTGGGCTAATAACACCGTAGGCTTCACATAATTGATACCTTCCGCCAGACCATATTCCAGTGCGAGTATCCGCGATCATCAATAGAGTTTGGAATAAGCACCAAGCAGTCTTGTCGTGTCGCCATAACTCATTCTTGATTGTCTTACGGTGTAATTTTATCCACCCGTCGTTCATTTCGTCCAGCCTCGCTTTCTAAAATCTCTTTTAGCTTTCTTGGCTGCAAAATGTTCTTCTGGTTTTTCCTTTTTACGTCTCAAACTATAAATACCATAAATAGCTTTAGCGACTGTTTGCAAATCTTCATAACTTGCATATTCTACTGCCCAGTTTATTATCTTGTCTGGTTCAAGCTCATAGTCTTCCATAAAAAGAAGCCCTCACTTTCTGAGGGCAGTCCTTGTAACTGATACTATATTATCACAAAGTACATAAACCCTCAACACTTAATTGTTAATAAGTATTGTCAGTAGTTACAAGGACGATACTCTCTCTAGGATACGCTGAATTACTAACTTTTTCAATACTGTTTATTCTTACTTGTGGACAATCAGTGCATAAAAATACACCGCTCTTTGTAGTGTAGTACCTGAAGTTTGGAGGATCATGGTTACAGCGGTGTATTTAACAGTATTTAGGAAAGAACGTGCCAGCGAGTTGTTCAGTGTTTATGTAACTGCTCGCTGATAATAAATACAATGTAGCATAAACGGTTTAAGCTTTCAATAAGCAAAACCAGCTCGGGTGGGCAAGCTGGTTTCTAGTCGAAGTGGTTGAAAGGGCATACGAAATGTAAGTTTTCCACCTGACCTAATTTTATTATAACAGATTAGACAATTATGCTCAATAGTATAGACTTTGACGGGTGGTTATGCTATACTTAGAGGGTATTAATCACAGAAAGGGTTTTACGAAATGGCACAAATAGAAAAAGATATGATACTTAAAGTTGATACGAGTTTAACACTCGACCAAGTACAGAAGTTTTTTAGCAAGACACCAAAAGACAAAATACGTACTCGACCAGCCAAGGGAGGTGGTACATGGTCATATGTTAGCGGCTCATATGTTACTCAAGTTTTAAATAGCTTATTTGGTTATAACTGGTCTTTTGAGATATTAACCTCCATGAGCGAAGCCCTTGCGACTGCTAATACCGGTACAGTTACAGTACAAGGTAGCCTAAAGGTTAAAATTGGTGATGAGTGGATTACTAAACAACAATACGGCCGAGCCGAAGTTAAATATATGACTGAGTATGTAAACAGCCAAAAGACCCGTAAGATTGACGCTGACGGTAAGCCTGTATTGCTTGATTTTGGTAACGACCTAAAAGCCGCTGCCACTGATGCTAAAAAGAAATGCGCCTCTGAACTGGGACTATTTGCTGATGTTTATTCAGCTGATGACTTCTTTGAAGCTGAAATTGTTGAGAGCAAATCACCTGAAGAACTAAAAGAAGAACTACGTAAAAAGCTAGAGGATAAATAATGCAGATAATTCAAGTATCACAAAGTGAAGACCGTGAAACATGGCTAGATGGACGACGTGGCGTTATTACTGCTACCAAGGCTAAAGGTGTTCAACCACCTAAACGCGGTACTGGCGTGCCACAAGGGGTATTTGAACTCCTAGCCGAGAATGTATCAATCGCCAAAGACGGCGAACCAGAGCGCGATCGTGGCCTTAGATTAGAGAATGAAGGTCTAGCCCTAACAGCTAAAAAGTACAAGATTAAACTCAACTTAGACCCTGGAATGTGGTTGTCCGATGACGGTAAATTAGGTGTATCACCTGATGCTTGCGAGCCAGTTAAAAAGCCAACCTATGCAGCCGAGAATAAATCACTTGATAGTAAAAACCACCTCCAGGCTATTATTCAAGATTGGATAGCTAAAAAGAAACCCAACTATAACCCACTGGATAGTTTAAAAATAGCTACCTCAGATTACACGACCCAAGTAATTCAATACTTCGTTATAAATCCTGACCTTAAGGTAGTCTACTTTACTCTCTACGATGATAGAATAGCTTTAGAGAATGTTATGCACTATGTCATTGAAATCAAACGTGAACATTTGGCCGAGTATATTGACGGCCAAGAGACTTACGAACGTGACGCTCTTAAACGAGTTGACGAGATGATTAAGATACTGAAAGAGGTTAAATAATGGAAGACCACAAACCCCAACTATACGCCGACCTACGAGTGAAAACAGGCACATACGAACAAGACGGCAAAACTAAAAACCGCTATGCTGACATTGGCGTTCTATTCGCTTCACCTCATTTTAATAATATGTACATGCAAATAGATACCCTACCAATTAGCAAAGATTGGGACGGACGTATTTATGTAAACCCACGTGAACAACCCAAACCAACAGTTAAAGATGATAAAGAATTAACACATGAGTTTAACAAAACCATGACACAGGATAACCTACCAACCGATAACGACATGGCCACTAACATAGATATTTCACAGATACCTTTTTAACACTAAAATAACTAGATAAGGATAATATGGCCCAAGCAAATAAAACCTGTGAGATATGCCACCAACTTGGACACTCTAAGTTCTATTGCAAGGATAAACCAAAGAAGGCTATTAAACGGACACCCATAAAAGCTAATCCGGTAAAGAAAAAGGTAAAGCGAGTAAGCCGTAGCCAGCTAGTTAAGAAGCTAGATACCGTCTATTCACAATATATTCGATTAAGCAACTCAGTAGACGGCGATACAACCTGTGTAACCTGTGGCGATCGTAAACCCTGGCAACAGCATCAAAACGGACACTTTTATACTAGAGGGCGCTATGCAACGCGCTGGGATGATATGAACTGTCACCCTCAATGCGTAGCCTGTAACGTGTTTCTTAAAGGAAATTATATCAACTATACAATGTATATGATTGACAAATATGGCCGTGAAACAGTGGATAACTTAGAGGTTAAATCAAAGTCAACTATCAAACTGACCACCGTTGAGATACAAGAAAAGATAGATTATTATAAACAAATCATTAGAGGAATGGTATAATTAGTATGTCGGTTAGAGACGGCACAATCAATTGATTATTAGAATACGTCACTAGCTCTAACTGGTGGCGTATTTTAGTTAGGTAAATATGAACAAATCAGATACACCGGAATATGCAGCATGGGAGAATATGAAACTTCGGTGTTATAACCCCATTTATAAAAACTCCCATAATTATTTAGGGCGTGGAATTATAGTATGTGATGAATGGTTGCATGACTTTGACGCTTTTCGCAAACATATAGGCGATAGACCTAGTAAAGATTATTCAGTTGATCGTATCAATAACGATGGTAACTACGAGCCTGGTAATGTACGCTGGGCGACTTGGTATGTCCAGGCAGCCAATAGAAGGCCTAATAGCGGCTATAAACGTAAGGATGGAGTACCAACTACTATATTCCCATATGTATCAAAAAACATTAATCGTTACAGAGTAAGGTTCAGTCTAGATGGAAAACGGATAACAGCCGGGTACTTTTATGATATTAACGACGCTATATCTGCAAGTTTAACAGTTCAATATGGTTATTATGGTTTTAATGCTTGACAAAGCATAACCACCTGTGATATACTACGAGTATCAATCTGAAAGGGTCGATACGAAAAGCGAAAATAAGAACACTCCAGCCCAAATGAGTATCTAGTGAATAAGGGCAATCGCTTACACAATCAGCTACCTACAAGAGAACAACCAATCAGTCGTATGTGAAATCCATACCAAGCCTAGTCGGCAAAATGTATCAAGGTGTTCTCTCGCAGGTAGCTGATAAAACAAACAAACTTAACTAAGCCCAAGTGGCAAAGGAAAATCATGACCGGAAAAGAAATAATCAACGAAGCAAAAGCAACCGTAAAAGCAAAGAACGCAAAAGAGGTTAAAACCTACACCCGCAAACAAATTGTAGTCGGTACTCTAAAAGTAGCCATTCTCCTAATTGCCGGTATTGCGATCGGAGTATTCGCAC